TTTGTCTCTTCTTCGAAGCTACGCTCAGATTTCTCTGTTTCGTAGATTTCTTTGTGCTCTTCGCCGTAACGGGCGTATTCCATACCGAACAATGCGTTCAGACCGGGGAGCAACTCTTTAAGTAGTTGTGCGCGTGAAATTGCCATGGTTAGTTACTCCTTATGCTACGCCGGTGGCGTTGCTGTATGAATGTGCGCCGGGGTTGAACTTGACCAAGATGTCAGTGTAGGCGTCGCCCACAGTTGAGAATCCGGGAACGTCAGCAAAACCGACAACGCGGAAGGCATAGCCAGATGTGGCAGCAGCAGAAGTGCTAACAGCCGTATTGGAGTTGCCAGTGGTTGTAGAGCCTGTAGAAGTGCTCTGAACAGCGTTCAAGAACACGTTCATGCCCAAAGTGGTTTGTGCCATTGAACCGGCAGCTTGCACTTGGAACACAGCGCGGTCGTCATCAATGACGTAAGCAGTAATTGGCGAGCCGTTCACAGAAGCTGTGTTGGCAGGGTAGTACTGCGAGTACATTGTCTGACCTTGAGCATTCACAAAGGAGCAGCCGACGAAAACGCCGATTGTGCCTGCTGGGAATGGTGTGCTGTTGTCGCCATTTGTGGTGACGATGTTAATGTAACCAGACGTGTTGATTGCAACGATCGAACCATTGAAAATGTTCGTGTTGTAACCCGCTGGGTCAATCAAGAATGAACGGGTGCTACCAGCGTATGGTAGGCCGCCCAACTCGTTTACGGCACGGAAGCCGTAGGGAGAAGCGGTAGATGCCATTTAAGGACTCCTAAGTTTATTTAGAACCAGAACCAAATCCACCACGCGTTGTTGTCGACTTGCGTTCGGCAAACAGCGGCATACGTGGATCATTTTGTCGCATGAAGTTGTTGTCAACTGATTCCATCTGGTTTTGAGCTTGCTGGTTGTAGTACTCATCCCGGGCCTTGGCTTTTTCTGACAGCATCTTGCAGAGCATGAGGCCACCAATTTCCACGTTCCCAGTCTTTTCGTTCCCCACCATCATCAATTCCGGATGGTCTTCTGCCTTCACCGGCTCCCAACCTTCACGCATTTTGCGCGATACGTTGGTCACTTCCGCTTGGCCCATAACGTGAGTCGCTACCCAGCGATACACATACCCGGGTTCAGGCGTTGGATCAGGCAAGTTTGTCGGCGGTACGTATACAGCACGAGCAGATTTTTCGCGTGTCGTCAGATCACGGTTTTTACGGTCAATAGTTTCAGCCATTTCAGTTCTCCAGTTTTGCTACTTGTGCAGCATATTGCTGCGGGGTTAAACCTAATTTCTTTGCCAACGCAACCTGCGTTGTCGTTAGCTTGATTTTTCCTGCGCTCGTAGAACGAGACACAGAGGCAACCACTGTCGTAGGTTTCTTTTGAACCTCACCAGACCTTGGCTTGTCTTCGCTCCGACCAAAAAGATCAGGAAACGTTGACTTCATGCGAGCGTCAATTTGCTCGAAGTATTCAGCAGAGCGGGGATCCACTCCGTTTGTGACTAGCTTTTGGTGCAGCCCTAGTGCGTAGCTGGTGTATTCCTCAAACCCTTGTTGACCGAACCACTGGTTTTTAGCCTGCCAGCGCAGAGTTTTTTCGTCCGGTTCAACCCTTGAAGGTTGGGCTTGTTGCGTTTGTACATCAAAATTTTCTTCCTGTAAAGGGGTTGGTCGAAAATTCTTTGTTTGTTCCACACGAATTTTAGCGTCCGTAACTTCCTCTAAGGCCGCAACAATGGCGTCGTTATCATACGCTTCCTGTGCAGCTTTGAGTTTGCCACGCGCCTTTTCCAATTCGCTTTCGGCTTTTGACTTAGCGCCCTCAATGATTGCTTCCTGTCCTGTGTAGACGTTCTGCTTGAGGCGTTTGTTTTCTTCAATTAACTGCTGTGCAAGACGCTCGAGCTCTTGTTTCTCACGCATCGTGGCTTCTTTGACACGGCGCTCGTCGTGACGGGCATGGGTCAATTCTTTGATACGTGACTTGACTTTGTCGGAGTACGACTCGATCTCATCATCTGTTGGATCGGCAACTTCCTTGTCCAAAGGCTTGCGACCTCTGTCTTGTGGAGGGGTGTCGTCTTCAATTTCGATGTCTACTTCACCTTCGCCTTCGATCTCAAACTCGACGTCAGACGTCTTTTTGTCTTCGATTTCGTCAGGGAACTTGAATTCATCCTTTATAGCCATTTCTTTCCTTTCAAGCGCGGGTCAGGCCGCGAGGGTCTTGCACAACAGCATCAACTTGGTCATCGTTGATAAGACGGAACTCTTTGCCAAAGATTTTGAATCTTGTGCCAGAGTAAGTACGAACAAGTACGAAGTCACCTTCTTTACACCACGCTCCGTTGGGGAACTTGGCGGGGTCTTTGTACGCATCGGGGCCTACGCGCAATACAAACAACACCGTGGTGGCGTGTTCTTCTTGACGCAGTGTAGCTGTATCTCTCACGAGATCCAGTGACGTGCCAGCAATCTTTGCATCGACTTCGGGCACGATACAGAGCAACTTCCAGCCCGTGGGGGTCGGCAGTGCACCTGCTTTAGTTTCTTCATCAGCACCTTCTTCGGGTTTGTCAACCTGTTGAATGTGTTTGGGCAAGCTAATGCCCGGGGGCAAGATTAAACCAGATTCAGTTGTTGGCTGCATCTTCGACTTTCTGTAGCAGGTCAAGTAAATAACGCTCTGCGAGAGCTAGACCTGAAATAATCCCGCAGAGTTTTTGGTATTCCTCAAAGGAACGACACGCACCACCAGCCAAGTCGTCAGCGTAGTTGTTCATGTCCGTACGTAATTTGTCGCGCAATACGTGTGCGAAGTCTTGGATCATTTTTTAGAGCCTTGGTTCCTGCTGTTTTGGAGCGCTGCAGTTCTCGCTTGTAAATCCATCTGGGCTTTACTCTTTGCGATGTCAGCGCCCATCTGGACACCGGCACGTTCTTGTTCAAACTGTTGCTTGTTCTTGCTCTCGTTGATCTGTGCACCAACGCGCAGAGCATCCAGCTCCAGTTTTCCTTTGACCTTTTGCTCTTCCAGCTCTTGCTTGTCGGAAGCAGCGGCTGCGTCAATAGCAATCTTCTGCGCCTTGAGTTGGAGCTCTTGTTGCTTGAGCTGAAGCTCTTGCATCTGTATTTGCAAAATCGGATCTTGCGCTTGCTGCTGAGCCTGCATCTGTGCGGCCTTGGCCTGATCCTGCATGAGAACCTGATTGGCCGCTTGAGCCATCATGCCTGACAAGGCAATCTCGATCTGCGGTGGCAACTTCTCGTCTTCTGGAGGCAGAGGCATACCGAGCTGCTGCTCGATCTTTTGGCGCATCTGGTAGCCAACGTGCTCTGCAATGTGGGCTGTGATCGCACCCATGATCTTAGGAGCCTGCGGGTTTTGGCCAATGAACTGCTGGATCATTGGGTCTTGCAAGAGCAGCATGTGCACTTGGATGTGTGAGGCGTGGTCTTGATGCAAGAACGCCTTGAGGGGCGTGCCTTTGAGTGCATTTTGATTCTCCTGCACGGGGTCGATCGGCTTCATATCTTCTTCGATCGGCACCAGTTTCTCCGCGTTTTTAATGCCCAAAACATTGAGCATGCCGCGATGCAACTCTGGCAAGTTGTAAATGTCCGGTGCCATTTGTGCCATTTGGATGACGGCTTGGTACTGGATAACGCGCTGAGACATGGTCGCAGCGTTGGGATCTGACACGGGAATGATGTCCACCAAATCGTAATCTTTACGCTTGGCTTTCTTGTTCCCGTACTCTGGGTTGTATGTGTAATCTGGGTCTGTGTAGTCCCGGATGATGTTCTTCAGGAGCTTGAACTCTTGCTTCAAAGCGAAGTGCACACGAGCCTGAACAGCCGTCATGACTTTCAACTGACGTTCTAAGAGTGCCAGCGTTGTGCCGACAGGCGCGTTAGCGCTCATGTCGGAGACTTTCATGTCCGCTGTTGCGGCAAAACGACGGCCTTCGTCAACGATGGTCTGCATCAAATTGAACAGAGTCGCACTTGGCTCCTTATAGGGGAGCGGCAAGATGCTGTCGCGGATGTTGCCAGACGCTACGTCAACGTCTCTCCACTCACCGGGGGCGATGGGGGTGTCGTCTCCCTTGATACGCAGGCCACGGGACTTCAGTCCTCCGGGCAGGTTTGAGAGAGTTCCTGCGTCAACCAACTGGCGACTGATGCTGGTGGCTGACTTGGCGTATCC